GCTTTCAATGCTGAATTTGACCTGAAGCTGATGATTGCTCCCGTGCCGTTCCTCGGTATGGAAGGTGCAGTTCAGCAAGACGCTGCAATCATTCCATTGATTGAAGCTCGTATGAACGATGCAACCAATGTAATGATGGATGCAATGGCAACTGCTTTGTACACCAACACTACAAACAATCAACAATTTATCGGTCTTCCAGCAGCCGTTTCTAGCTCTGGTACTTACGGTAATATCAGCCGTAGCACCTACACATGGTGGCAATCTAAGCAATATGCCGCTGGTGGTGTAAACCCAACTCGTCAAAACATCCTGCAATACATCTCTGGTACCGTTAAAAACGGCGCTGAAATGCCTAGCTTTGGTGTTTGCGGATTTGGTACATGGACATTGCTTGCTCAAGACTTCGTAGGTCAAGAACAGTATGTCATCACCCCCGGTCATGGTTTTGATAGCGATTCTAACGGTCCTCAAGCTGCTTTCCGCGCTTTGATGGTCGCTGGTGTTCCAATCTATCCAGACCCATATTGCCCTGAAGGTACTGTGTACTTCCTGAATACTAACTACTTGTCTCTGTACATCCATGACCAAGGTTCGTTCGTATTTACAGGATTTGAGTCCACTCTTCCTAACTGGCAGATTGGTTATGTTGGTGCTGTGTTAATGATTGCAGAATTGGTTAATACCAAGCCTAAATCAATGACACAAGTGACCGGTTACAACTCACTTTCTATCTAAGGAGATAAACCATGTCATTAGCTTCCAATAAAATCCTAGTATCGAATGTAGCAACCAACGCGGCATCTGGCTATTTTCAAGCCTACGCTGCTGGTAACGCTACTGTTGTTATGCCAGCCGGCATCTACTACATCGCTCCTACTGCCAATGTCACAATCGAATTAAACACCGATACTGACGGCAATATCAGCAATGCTTCGTGGGCTGTCGTTGTTGCTAACAATACTGGCGGCTTGTTCATCGCTGACGGCTACAATGTACGCGCTAATGTGCTTTCTGGCACACCAACGATTACATTGTTTGCTACTAACGGCGGTCAACCAGTATCAGGCACATACAACAAATAAGGAGCAGCCATGTCTAGCGTAGATTCAGTAGCACAAAATACGGCGGCAAACTTTGGCAACTATGCCATTGCTTCCGCTTCTGGCGTGCCTCTGGGTGCAACAGGCAATGCTGTTATTACAATTCCTATTCTTAGCGGCGGTTTGACCGCAGGGGCAAATGCCGCTAGTTCAGGAGGCGTGATTATTAGACGCGTAACCGTTCAGAATCCTAATGGAAATATTGGTACAGCCAATGTGTCTATTTTGACTTCTAACGATGGCAATGCGAGTAATGCGGTAGTTGCGGCTACCGTGTTATCCAATTTGACAGCGACTACTACTTATCAGGACTTGACTGTTGCTAGCCCGTATAGCACAACAACCATTGTGAATGGTTATACCGTTCAGGCTTTGTTTGTAAAAGTGAATACCGCTGTTACCAATGGTACTTGCGATATTCGTGTTTATGGCGATGTAGTGAGCTTCTAATATGAAAACCTTATTTGTGACGAACACATGGGAAAAACCCATACACTTTGATTATGCTTTTAAACCGTACGCTTTTCCTATCGGGGAGACGGTGGAGGTAGAAGTAGAAGTGGCTCGTCACTTATTTGGTTACATGGAGATGGATAAAGAACCATTCCTTGCTCGTTTAGGTTTAATTAGAACCAAAGCGGAAGTGCCGGAAGGTTTGGCTATTTTGTCCAAAATCTTAATTTCGGAGCAAGCTCCAAAAAAGAATCACTCGTTATCCCCGGTGGTGGAAAGAGTACCCTTGCCCTCCCAAAAGAAGGCAGGGGGAAAAGTCCTTAGCCAAGCAGCTTAATATGGAAAATCAATGTCACAAACTCTGCAAGGCTACATCACGCAAGTCAGAAGACTATTGCATGATGCTAATGGAAACTTTTACTCCGACCAGCAATTAACAGATTACATTAATGCTGGCAGGGAGCGCGTAGTCCGGGATACCGGATGCTTACGCACGATTCAAATTACGACTGTACCTACTACGCCTGTAGCGGGAGGTGCAACACCCTATTTCTGGACTGGTGGTGGCACAGCTAACACCGGCGATTATGTTGTCTATAACATCTTTATTTACAAGGTAGTAAGCGGCGGCGTCTTTAGCGATACTGCCCCTAACTACCCATCTGGTCCTAATCCATATCCGCCAAGCACTACATTCCTTAATGGAACAGTTACTTTGCAATATGCAGGACCATCTGAAATTATTAATTTTTCATGTTTGCCGCAAGGAACTCAAACCCTTGATGTATTAAACATTAACTTGTATTGGGGCAATACGCGTATTCCAATGCGTTATTTGTCATGGACAGACTTCAACGCGCAACTGCGTTTTTGGCAAAACTATATTGGACGCCCTATTGCGTTTAGCGTATTCGGGCAATCACAGATTTACATTTCTCCAGTACCAGACCAAGTTTATACCGTTGAAATTGATACTGTAATTTTGCCGACACCAATGGTAAATCTTGCAGACACAGATACCATCAATGACCCGTATTACAATCCGGTTCAGTTCTACGCTGCTTATCAAGCGAAGTATTTTGAGCAATCCTTTGGAGAAGCTGAAATATTTAAGCAACAATATGACAAGCAAGTTATGGCGGTACAGACCTCGGTTTACACCAGAAGGATGCTCAACCCTTATAGCACTCCATACTAATTATGGCAGCCGCAGAGCAAAAAAAATCGTATGCCATTGTCAAACAATTTAAAGGTCTTGACACTAAAGCTAACCGTACTGCCATTGAAGACACCGAGTTTTCTTGGCTGGAAAATGCCATGCCAATTGGTTATGGCAACCTTAAAATTATTCCTAATTACACCGATTTAGGGATTACTTTTAGTCATACAGTTTTGTATTTTTTCTCTGCCAACATTGGATTGGCGGATTATTTAGTCGCTTTTGAGTCCGATGGAAGCGCTGAATATGTCCGATTAGATAATTTAACTAAAGGCACCATTGCTGCTGCTGGCACTTTTAGCACCGACAATATCAATGTTTCCCAATGGAAAAATGAATATTTATTGATTTGTGACCCCGTAAAAGGGTATTTCACATGGGATGGCACTAGCGTTATTAGTGTTGGTTCTGTTGGAATCATAGGTTTAACCAATCAAGGAAGTGGCTATACTTCCGCGCCCACAGTACAAATTTCAGCACCAAACCAAGCTAACGGAGTTCAAGCTACTGGAGTTTGCTCAATTAGCGCTGGCTCGGGTTCCGTTTTATCTATTGGCATGACCAATATTGGAACAGGCTATACCTCTATCCCTCAGGTCGTTATTGGCGCTCCAAACCTTTCAAATGGCGTTCAAGCTATTGCTGGTGCCACAATACAATCTGGAGGCGTTGTAGCCATCTCTGTGACCACGCCCGGCTCAGGATATACCTCAGCCCCAAGTGTGACGATTACAGGCGGTGGAGGCGCTAATGCAGCCGCTAATGCCGTTGTAGATACAGGCATCGTAACCAGTATTAGCTTGATGGAAGCCGGCTCAGGATACACCTCTGCTCCTACTGTTACCCTTGTAGGTGGAGGCGGTTCTGGCGCGACTGCGGTAGCTGGCTTGACTACTTTTGCTCAGGGTACTGTTGGCATCACCGTTACTAATGGCGGTTCAAACTACATCAATGCTGCAAATACCGTAGTCACGATTACTGGCGGAGGCGGCACTAACGCGGCAGGAACGGCTATTTTGGCTGGCGGTCAAGTTACCGAAGTCATTATGACTAACCCCGGAACTGGCTATACTAACGCAGCAAATATTACCGTCACCATTACTGGAGGCGGAGGAAGCAATGCAACGGCAGTAGCCAATGTCACAACTGACAAGAATGTGGGTATAGCTAGCTTTTCTGGGCGCGTATGGATTGCGCAAGGTCGTACCGTTTATTACAGCGCTGCTGGCTCATCTAGTGACTTTACAAGCGTTTCCGCTGGCGCAGTAACCATTTCAGATTCAACTTTGCATGGCAATATCCAGCAATTGCTATCTGCTAACAACTTTCTATACATTTTTGGCGATGACTCAATCAATGTGTTTTCGGATGTTAGGGTTACTAATACTGGTACTACTCTGTTTACTAATACCAATGTCAGCGCTTCTGTGGGTTCCAAGCTGGCTTATGCCCTATTTCCATATTTCCGTTCGGTACTTTTTATGAACAACTATGGGGTGTATGCGCTAGTCGGCTCTACCACCTCAAAAATTTCAGATGCTTTAGATGGGGTTTTCCCTAGTATTGACTTTGTTACTGAGGAAACTACGGCTGGACAAGTTTTACTCAATAACATTTTGTGCGCTGCATTTAACTTTAAATATACCGGAACTCAGGGAACATCAAGCTCTGCTCGCTATATGCAAGCGATTTTCTTTGAGAAAAAATGGTTCTTTACCAGTCAAGGCAATGACCTTAAATACATTACTTCCGCGCCCGTAAGCGGCAAGGTAAATTTGTATGGCACCAACGGTACTAATTGCGTCCAGCTTTATGCCGATGCAAGTGCTAATATTTCAAGTTATGTGCAAACTGCCCTGCAACCTATGGGTGATAACATTCGCACAAAACAAGCATTAAAAATAGGAATTGAAGCAACACTAACATCTGCTGCTGAATTGACCGTGACTGTAGATTCTGAGTCCGGTTCTAGTCCAGCGTATTTGTTAGGTAATTTTGTAAATTGGTACAACAATGCGGGAATCACAATTACTTGGATAAATAATAGTTCTACAACTATTGGCTGGTTCGGCGGACAAGGATATACTCTGTATAAAACCGATGCTCAACAGTATGGCAAGTATTTGGGGATGACTGTGACATCAACCTATCCGAACTTTGTTTTAAATGGATTTGAATACGAACACGAATTGAGAGTGAGGTTTTAAATGACTATTCCGTACACCTTTGCTAATGCAACAACCGCTATTCCTTTAGCGCAATTAGATTCTAACTTTGCGTCTCCCATTACTTTAGGTAATGTGGCAATGACGCTTTCCAATACTTACACCAGTATTGGTAATTTGACATTAACCAATGTAACCGTATCAAGTGGTAGTGTGGCTGTTACTGATTTAACTTATACAGGCACACTTACTGGCGGTACAGGAGTAGTTAATCTGGGTTCAGGACAGTTCTATAAAGATGCTAGTGGTAATGTAGGTATTGGTACGAGTAGTCCTTCTTATAATTTAGACATAGGCAGCAGTTCAGCAACATCTAATTTTACTCAAAGAATTCAATCTGGTGGTTCTTATGCAGCAATGGCACGATATGATTTGTCTGGAACAGGAACATTTACAGTAGGTTTTAATAACTCAGGTTCAGTTGTTAATAATGCTCCAACTGGTGTGGCAAGTATTTGGATGCAACAAGCATACCCATTAGTATTTGGTACAAACGGTTCAGAGCGTATGCGTATTACTTCTGCTGGTAATGTAGGTGTTGGTACTTCTAGCCCTATTGCAAAATTAGATTTAGGAGGAGCTTCTAGCGGTCAAACTTTAGTATTTAGTAATACTGGTAGCAATTCCGGCTCAAGAATAGCAATGAATATTGGTTATACAACAGCTTCACTTACCCCGACTGTGTATCAATTAATACAAGCTCAAACTGGTTTAAGCGGATACGACAACCAAACAAATTTAAGTTTTTGGACTTGTAATGGCTCAACTCCAAATCAAAATATGATTCTTGACCAAAATGGCAATCTTTCTGTTGTTTCTGCAATTACTTGTGGTAACACAATTACAGCCAATGTGAACGGACCAAATTATTCAGGCAATAACTACGCTTCTAGCGGTTCATCTACTTTTATGAATATGTATCTTTCAGGTACACAACAGTTTTATGTAACTAATGCTGGAACTATTTATACTCGTGGCAGCACAACCATACAAGCAATTTCTGACCAATCTCTTAAAACAAACATTGTTGATATTCCTTACGGACTTGATACTGTAGTCGCTTTGAAACCACGGCAGTTTGATTGGACAGAAGGAAATGGCGATGGTAAAACTGGAAAACTTGGATTTATAGCTCAAGAAGTTAATGCAGTTTTGCCACAAATTACCGATAAATTTGGTGATTCAGATTTGATGACTTTAGGAACAACAGATTTAATTCCAGTTTTAGTAAAAGCAATTCAAGAACTAAACGCTAAAGTAACCGCTTTAGAAGCACAATTAGGAGTTAAATAATGTTTACATGGAATGTAGTACAAATGGACAGATTAACTTCTGATGGATTTGTAGTTACTGTTCATTACACAGTAAACGCAGTAGATGGTGAATTTACTGCCTCTACCTATGGCACAGTAGGCTACACACAAGAAGATAAGTCTTACAAACCTTACGCTGATTTGACCCAAGCTGAAGTTATTGGCTGGGTACAAGATTCATTAGGTAAAGACACAGTAGAAGCTAGTCTTACTGCACAGATTGAAGCGCAAAAGAATCCTGTTCAAAAATCAGGTTTACCTTGGGCAACAACTTAATTTTTAATAGGGGATAACTATGAAAACTTTTAATTTAGAAGATAACGAAGCGCAATTTGTGATTCAAGTGCTAGGTCAAATGCCGACACAATCGGGAGCTTTTCCATTGTTTCAAAAGTGTGCAGACCAATTTAACGCACAAAACCAATTACAAAATACGCCTCCATCTGACCCTCCACAGGAGTAAAAATGGGAATCAACGCCTTTTCAAAAACGGGAAACACAGTAACTTTTACGGCTAGCACTACTGCGCCTACGCCGGTACAGGCGTCATCTACCACACTTGGCGGTAATCAATATCGTATTATTAATTCTGGTGCTGTTGTTGTATTTTTGGGTTATGGAAGTAGCGCTGCAAATGCAACAGCCAACGCCGCTGTTACCACAAGCGCTAATGGTGCTTTTCCGTTATTGCCGGGAACAGATGAAATTCTGACATTTATGCCTAACGCTTATTTTACGGGCGTTATTGCTACTACAACAAGTAATGTTGTTGTTTACATCACCCCCGGAGATGGAGTGTAAAAGATGGTGTTAAAAGTTGCCAGCGGAGGTCCATTAAACGGACCAGTATATTATCAAGGCACATGGGATGCCAATGCCAATAATCCTTTCTTGCAAAGCGGAATAGGATTTACTGGTGAATACTATATTGTTAGTGTAGCTGGTAACACAACACTTGATGGAATTACTAATTGGCAAGTTGGTGATTGGGCTATTTTTAACAGCGCAACCAATAAGTGGGAAAAAATTGATGGTGGTTCTTATGGAACTGCTTTAAATATTGTCAATGATTCATCTAGCAATACTGCATACAATCTTGTTTTAACTAATTCTTCTGGAGGTTTGGTTGATACTGAATATGTTGATAATGGTGTATTAACTTGGAATCCAAGCATACCAAAACTAAGCATTACAGGAGTACTTGGTTCTACAGCTTTTCAAGCAACAGGTGGAACTGTTCGTTCTGATATAGGGCTTCCATTAGCTTCTTATCCAGCCATTTCTTTTGTAGGAACTGGTGGTTCAGCAGTAGCATCAGGTGGTAGCAATTTTCAAGTAACGCATATTTTAAATGATGGAACTGTTAGTTTAATTAATAGTTCTAATACTGGCGGTTTTAGATTTGGCTATTACACAGGCTCTAATCCACCATATACCTACGCATCATGGATGACAATTAATTTTTCAGGAGCAATATCGTTTGGTAATAGCGATGCAAACTACGGAACATCAGGACAAGTTTTAACATCACAAGGTAATACTTCTCCAATTTGGTCAACACCAGCTAACGGAACTGTTTTGTCAATTACCTCTGGTACTGGCATCACCGCAACACCTAATCCAATTACTAGCTCAGGCACAATTGCTTTAGCCAACACAGCGGTAACGGCTGGTACTTATGGCAGCAATGGCGCTGTTGCACAAGTCACAATCAATGCTCAAGGTCAGATTACTAACGCTCAGAATGTCGCAATCACTATTCCTAGCGGTAATGTAACTGGCTTGGGAACAATGGCTACACAAAACGCTAATGCGGTAGTCATTACAGGGGGTACGATTAATACAGCAACTTTTTATAGTGCCAACATTCAATCAGTAGCAGTCACTTTCCCTAATAGCTTTCTTGCTAATAGCTCCTTGACCATTGGTAATGTGACCATCTCTTTAGGTGGTACCGCAACATCCATTGGTAACCTCACGCTATCAAATGTGACTATTGCCGGCGGCTCAATCAGCAATGTGGCTATTGGCGCAGCAATCACTACAAAAAATACTGCCTACACCGCTACCGCTAATAATGAAACCATCTTAGCCAATGTGTCCGCAGGCGCCTTTGCAATTACTTTGCCAACTGCCGTAGGAGCAACCGGTAAAACTTATTGCATTAAGAAAATTGACAGCTCTGCAAATGCAGTTACAGTAAATACTACCTCTGCACAAACAATTGACGGAGCTACAAGCAGATTATTAACAAACCAATACGATGCAATTCAGGTTCAGGGCGATGGCTCTAACTGGTTCATTATTGCTAATACCTTTGGAAGAAATGGAACTGCGGGAACCTTCTAATGGATAGTCAAACACTAATAAACATTGCTTTTTCTGCGTTTGGTACGGTAGCTGGATGGCTTTTTAAAGTTATCTGGGATGCTATTAAAGATTTACAAAGTGACCAGCGTGAAATTGAGCGCGAGCTGACCGATGTTTATGTCCGTAAAGATGATTACCGTATAGATATTGCTGAAATTAAAGGTATGTTGGGTCGTATTTTTGACCGCTTAGACCGACAGGCAGACAATAAATGAACTTTGACACTCTCTCTATAGTTAAATTCGGGGATGTAGATTCTCTGGGAGAGTTTTTGTTTGAAAACGGCATACAACACAAGTTATTTCAAGAAACATTCATGGACCAAGGCATTTCTGTGCCTATTTACCCCATTATTGATGCAAATACGGACAATTTGGATGACTGGTTGCTCGCTCATCAGGTCGAACATCAGGCTTTTGCCGGCTTGCTAGGGCTTAATAACCCCTTTAATATGCTGGATGTGGACTTTAATAATGAGTCAGATTTCTATGATTGGATAGCTTCTCATCTGTACATTCACGAACAGATTGCTGCTGCCCTCAATTTGAGTTCTTAGACCATGAAAAAAGTTTTCTCCGCCCCAAAAAATTTTGAATTTTTGGAATTGTGCGACGCAACACAAACAGAGGTGATTTATGGCAATAGCTGAACCAATGGCTCCAATTGAGCCTAAGATTAATAATCAAAAACAACTTGATGCCGATGTAATGTCTGCCGTTAAGCGTAAAGGCAAGCCATCAAGCCCTCCCGAGGTGGAAAAAGCTAAAGAACAAATAAAATCTTTGATGAAGCAGAATAATGTTTCTCCAGATATTGTGATTCAAATTGGAGACCTAGCTAAACAATCTGTTTCTGACCCATCCATTTATCAAATGTTGGTTCAAAAGGCAGTCCAAAGTGGATTAATCACCCAAAATCAAATTCAACCGTCCAAAAATGGCATGGATTTAAAATTGGTGGCGGCTGCAATTACGCTAGGAAAACTGGCAAAAATGATTAAAGACGAAGGTTTTTGATGGATGTTTATTGCGTTCCTGTTGAAGCCATTGAGCCTATCTGGTCAAAGGTAGAGTGCTTTTTTTTAAAAGCATTAGCTAAACATGACGCTGAGTTTTCTTTAGAAGACTTAAAAAACATTCTTTTAAGCAATAAATGGAAATTATTTGCTTTCATAAATGATGATGATGAGCTTAATGGTGCCGCGGTAGTGTCTTTTATAACCTACCCAAAATCCTATGTTGCTTTTGTTACCTGCATTGGCGGCAGAGCGCTTGTTAATCAACAATATTATGAAAAATTTATGGAAATTTTGAAGGCTTATGGTGCCGATAGAGTGCAAGGTTATGTGACCGATTCTATTGAAAGACTGTACAAAAAAATTGGTGTTGCTCGCAGAACGACTATGGTGGAGATTAAATTATGAACATTTCAAAAATGCTTAAATGGTGGTTTGTTGACCAGTTTATGCTCCTGTCTCTTATACACATCTCCGAGCCCACGAGACGCTACGCTATCTCG